AGGGTGTCAAGGCCCTCGTCGCTAAGGAGATAGGACGTAGCCAAAGCCACAGGGTCCTCACCGAAAGGAATCGTCAGGAGCTTGCGCTTCTTTGTAGGGCCGTTGAACCAAATCTCCGTCTTGTTGCGGCGGAAAGAAAGCAAGCTGTCGTCAAAGAACCTTTGAATCTTAGACTGCAACTTCAAGTCTGGGTCGTTGACCACACGAAGGAATGTCTCTGGGTCGCGGCGCACATAGATGAGCATATCGCGGCGCAACTCCGAGGTGGTAAGGCGAGAGGGGTCGATACCCAACAAGATGCGAGAGACGTGCTCAAGGGCTTCGATACTCATGTTCTTGCACTCGACCAAGGCGTCTACCTCGAGGTTAATCTTCTCCACCTCAGCGCCAGCATCGCGCTCCTCATTGACCTCCTCGTACTTACTACCGTTCATGGGGTGGTAATGGAGGAACTCCTGCAAGACAGGGTTGGTCTTAGGGACGTGGAGGAATCCGTCCTCGAAAACTACGGGCTCGACAATAGCGTTGCCGTCTTGCTCGTCCTCGAAGGGGCTCTTTTGGTTGCGTGCGTAGCGGAGAACACGGTTCTCGTTTCGCTCATCGTCCCAATACAGAAGCGGCTTTCGCTGGCTTCCGCGACCGGGAATCATAAAACAAAGGGGAGCGGCGCCTCGTGTGAGACGGAAGGTTTTATCGGTATTCATTTCTATTTTATTTGAAGAGGGTGGATAGTGGGGGCGCCCATTGCGCCCCCAATACCCGGTTAGAATCAGTCGGTGAACAGGAAGAAGTTGTTCGCTCCCAAGACGCACACAGCACGCTCAGAGAGGTAGTTGACTTCCATCGCGTCGAGGCTGCTGGTAGCAGCTCCGCCTGCGGAACCTGTAATCCAAGTCTTATACCGGCGGTCCTCAGTCTCAGAGGCGCGGTAGCGGACGTGGAGGAACGGACGCTTGGCGTTCTTACCCAACACTTGGTCGTAGACCGTAGTGCTTCCAGCAGGAACCAACAAGCCGTTGATGCCACCGTTGGTGAGGTCACCACGCATAGTTGGGTCGTTCAGGTACTTCCAGTCAGACTTGTAGAAGTCGTAACCACGGCGGAAGCCCGTGAATCCAAGGTTGAGAGCCATCTGCTCGTCGTTGTCGAAGAGACCGTAGCTAGTACCGCCGGCACCGTAGCTGTTCTGAGCAGCCAACATGTCGTCGATAGCGAAGCTGAAGTCCCGGTCAACGAAGATGACGTTCTCCTCAATCGAACCCTGCTTATCCAAGCGAGAGATGATTGCATCGAAGTCAGCCAAAGCAGTTGGGATACCACCAGACCAGAGGTTGCCTCGGTTCTGAACAGCGTAGAAAACGCCTTCGGAACCAGCATTGACAGTGCCCGCGCCTGTAGCAGAACTAAGCGCAGCTTCAGCACCAGAACCAGTATCAGCAGGAACAGCCTCAATCATAGCTGTCTCGAGGTAGTCGTCAAAGCGAAGACGGGTCTCGTGCTCGGACTTCATGTACCACAAGTATCCGGAAGCTCCGTTCTCGGTGGTCACCTCAATCCATCCAATCTGAGCCATGTCAGAACCAGAGACAGCGTACTTGTCCTTGATGATGATTGGCTTGTTGTCGAAGATGAAGTCGTCAGCCTCGAGGGTTCCAACCATTCCGTCAGTGCCCTTAGCGAACTCAGAACCGTAAATCATTACGGTACAAGCGACGGCACCGGCGGGGTCAGCGACACCGGTCATAGCCTGACCAGCAGCCTCATAGTAGGCCACGGTAAACGTGTCTCCAGAAATAGACGTAACGACAGCCTTATTAGTAAGACCGCTTCCAGCAGTGTTGTCGGTGATGAATACCGTCTGGCCAGCACGGATAGCGATGTTGCCAGTACCGGGGTTGAGGGCGTCATTCACCGTCCATACAGCGCCGTTGTCGGTGCCAGCAGCCGCAGCAGAAGTGCAGTTGGTGTACTTAGTGTGGAGACGACCTTGCTCAGCCCACTTGATGAGGTCTGAGTTGGTGGGCATCTCTGCTCCGACCATACGCATGAAGCCTGCGACGCTACGGTTGCCATAACGCTCGAACTCCTTCTCGTAAGTATCAGGGAGATACTGGTTGAGGAAGTCGAAGTTGGTGATATAGTTGGTTGCAACTGGAACCCGCTCTGCGCTGGGTTGCAAGTCGAAACCGGGGGTTGCATTTACTGAACCTGCCATGTTTTCTTAGGATTTGTTTCTTGAACTACGAATTTTGAGCCCCCGACCCGAACTGGGTGCGACGGCTCGAACTTTGAATTCCCCCTTAGAAACAGCTTGGGGCACGGGACGCTCGGACATGTTGATGTTTTTAGTCTTTCGCATCACGTCATCCACCGCAGCTGCTTTGCCTTGCTCGTAAAAGAACTCGGCAAACTTCTCGGGGTTCATCGCGACGGCTAATGACTTGTGGTATCCCTTGGCGTCCTTGACTAAGCCCTTGTCATCCAGATACTTGTTTAACCAAGCCTCGGGAGTCTGTTGTAACTTCTTCAATTCGCCACGGTCACCGGGAGAGTACACATAGGATTTGTCGTTGAGGTTGAACTCAAAGCCCTTGAACTGTTCACTGAACACCTCGTTAGTCTTGTCGTCAAACCACTCCTTCCTGCGCTTCTGCTCCTCTTGGTAAGTCTTCGCCTGCTCAACATATTGCTTGTACTCTTGATACTCTTCGGAGTCCTCCAGAGAACCTGCGCCCCTTGACTCAAGAGGTGCTTGGTATTTCTCCTTCTGCTCTTCGAAGAATTTCTTCGCTTTAGCAACAGCTTTCTTCTTGGCTAATTTAGCCTTTTTAATGTCGGCCTCGTCATCGAGGTCTTCATCAAACTTATAGTCCTCCATCATCATCTCTACGTCCTCTGCATCGAGGCCGTCTTCAGTCTGTAGGAGGTATTCTTTTAGCAACCCATCGCCGTCGGCTTCGTCGAGGTTCTGGTTGACTTTCATAAAATCTTCGAGACCGCGACCAGTCTCCTGCTTGTACTTGTAATACGCAGCTACGTCTTCAGGCAAATCAGGTGCCGCCTCTCGCACCTCGGCCAGCTCGTCCAACGAGCCAATCTCCCTTCCGTAACGGTTGCTCAAGAAAGACCTTACGTCATCTTCCGAAAGCGCAGGCGCCTCAGGCTCAGACTCAGACTCAGGCTCAGGTGCGGTCTCACCGCTTACCTCAGCCTCATGCTTATCGAGCAGCTCCTGTTCAATCTGCTGCGTAGACTTTGCTTCGACCTCACCGAGGTCTCGTACTTTAATTTCCATTTATATATATTTTATCGTGGACTAAATTCTGCCAAGTCGAAACCATCGAGGCTATCCTCATTCGACTCGAAATTCATGGGCGGCAAGTTATTCTTCCGCTGGTCAATAAGCTTGCTCTGCTCAGTATTTTGTTGACTGATACGCTGTGACTTAGCGCCCTCGCGCTTATCCTCACGCATCTGCAACTGCTGCTCCTGCATACCGTGGAGCTGCAAGTTGTATTGGAACTCGCGCTCCATGAGCTGGGCCTTAGCTTGAGCCTCGGCCTGCATCTTCTCAATCTCGAAAGCAATCTCCGCCTGCTTGACCTGCATCTTGCTCTGCGTCTCAGCCTGAATCTTTTGCATAGCCGTCTGGGCCGCCATCTGCTGGGACTGCATATTGTTCTGAGCCTGCATCTGCTGCTGCTGGAGCTGGAACGTACGCTCCTCCTCCTGCTTAGCGATACGCTTAATCTTCAAGAGCTGGTTGGCGAGCTTGATGTTTTTAATCTCGCGGATATCGATAGCGTCCTCGAGGTCGATACCACCTTTGCTTAGAGCCATTTGGATATTGGCTTCGAGCTGGGCACGCTGCTCCTCGTCGGGGCTGACCTCAATAAATACACCGAAGTCGTAGATATACAGGTCGCTAATCTCTCCGAGGATGCTGACGTTGTACTTACCAATCTGGTTTACAAACTCGTCTTTGAAGTCAGCGTACTCCAAGATATCGCTGATACGGTATGTCAAAGCCTCAGCCAGAGAACGGAACATATACAGGCTTCCGTCCAGAATATGGCGGGTAGCCGTATTGCTGTTGGCGGCAGCGAGCTTTTGCAACCCGACCAAAGCGTGTGGGTCGGGAGTACTTCCGTCGCGGGCTTCGTTCAAACCCGTTACGTCACGAATCATCTGCAAGTAGTGATTCATATTCCCAATTAGCATCTGCGTCTTAGCCGCACCGCTGTTGCTATTGAGCTCTTGGATAGGAACCTTGCCTTGATTGTACTCTCCGTCCTGAGTATACGAGCGCCCTACGACACTACCAGTTTGGAAATACAGGCGCAAAGCATCCTCGGGGCTATAGGCATTGCCCGTACCGAGGTCGACTTCACTAAGTCCGTCGGCATCGATATACACGCCGTCGGGAACGGTGCGCGAGATGACCTGCTGGAGCTTGAGGTGGGTAACCTGAATGAGGTCGGCGAAAGGAATCATACGCCGCGTAAGCGACTCGATGACACCCTTGTACATGCGTGGTGCTGTAGCCACATAGTTGGGCAGCGCGTGCTGACTAGCAGATTTCGGGCGCACCATATTCTGAGCTACCTCCCACTTGAGTAGGATGTTGGTGCCCATCACCATAATGCCGTCGTACCATACGTCGATGGTCTTCTCGACCTTCTCGTAATCGCCCTCCTCCATCATCTCCTCGGGAGGATTGAACTGGTCGTCTTTTTCAATGACGCGAGCCCCATCGCCGTCAAGCTTCTTACGCTTGTAGACAATCTTCTTAGTCGTCTTGTAGTTGAAGTACATCAGCGTAGCTACGTCACGATAGAACATATCGTTCTCGTAGTACTGAGCCACGTTGTAGTAATCGTACCAGCTCTGGCTGTACTTGCTAATCTCTTCCAAGTCCTCGTTGGTGAGGTTGGGGTCAATCTTCATAAGCTCCGTGATAGGGAGCGTCTTAATCTCTCCCCAGTAGAAGCAGTCTTTAAAGTATGGGTCTTCGGTATAGCTGTAGACCACATTGGCGGGGTCGACATACGAGACCTGAACGCCCGCGCCGGGGAGGAACTCGTGTTTAGCTACGCTAAGTCCCAGTACAGCAAGGTCGTAGTCGAGGCGCTTGCGCGTATCGGTATAGTGGTTTTCTTCGAGGATGGTATTGATAGCTTCCTCCTCAGCAATCTCTATAGCAGGCTTGTAGTTGAGCTGCATAAAGACCTTAAGCTCCTCGTCGCTGTTAGGCAAGTCGTCGGGGCTCATAGTAAACGGGTCGACACCAGTCTTCTGCTGAATAATTTCTAAGACGGGCTTGGCTACCATCTGCCCCTCAATCATATCCTGATACTTGCTGCGCTTAGCTTGCGAGAGAGCATCTTGAGCGTAAGCCTTGACTTTGAAGACGCGCTCGGACATGCCGTTGACGACGATGTCAATAAACTTCGGGAGGATAGGAACCGGGGTCCAGTCCAAATTCAAATACGAAAGGTCACCATCGACAGCGAGCTCGTTCTTGTACTTAGCGATACTCTGCTCGCCACGAGCATAGAGCCGCAAGCGGTTGAATTCGCGCCACTGGTTATAGAACCGGCATTGGTTGCCATCCTTCTTAAACCACTCGTACTGAATGGCCTGACCTACCATCAAGCCGTACTCATCACTAGCCTTCTCCGAGTCAGAAACAAACTGACTTGGGAACCCAGCAGTGGAGATGTTTACCTTGACGTCCTTCATTTAGTCCAATCGTTCACTACGAAAACCTCGGTTGTTGTATCTCGGCAAGTTAATGCTTATAGAACTCTTCTTCTGCTCAGGCATATAGAGGTGCTTTTGGTTCGCCATCACCGCCAATCCACTGCTGATAGTCGCGTCGAAAGCAGTCCTATTGCTGATATCAAAACGCGCCCAATCCTCCAGTGTGCGTACGAAAGGCATGGTGCCTATCTCTCCCGTATCGCGGAAGGTTCCTTCCATATCTACACCGATGTGTTTTTCTATGTAGCTCTCGATAGCTGCGGCATGGGCTTGCTTAACATCCTCAGAACTGTTAGGTATTCCACCAAGTTCGCGCTCCGTCTTACTGAGTTTATTGAACTGCTTATCGGGGCGGTTCATACAGAAGCCACGGTACCCCCGGTTCTTAAAGTGGTATAGCAGGCGAGGCTTGTTGTTCTCGATAAGGATAGGCATACCATAGAAGACGCACGCCATCAACACCTCCTCGAAAAATATCTCTGCCGTCTGGGGCCTAGCTACATACTCCAAGAAGAACTCGTTGGTAGGGGCGTCGTCCATATGGAACTTCGTCATTCCGTGAAGAGCACCGTTAGAACCGCCGCCACCCACAGTACCGCTAATGTCGTAAGAGTCGCATCCAAATGAGCCAAGGTGCTCGTTACCAGCATATTTAATTCCACGTCGTTCTACTACTCTATTCTGTTGCGCCTTGTTTGGAGTCCAAGAGATATTAAACCTTCCCCTCCTATCGGGACGGAATATTACTTTGCTGTCTTTGATTCCGTTCTCCCAACTGAAAGACCCCCGCGTGAGGTAGTGCTCCTTGACTAGGCTGTCGGCGTAATCTATCTGCTGGTAGATTTTAGTGAGGTTGAAAAGGCTCTGCTTACTCTCGTCACGGAAGGCATGAGACTCAGTGCGAGGGAACTGGCGGTAGAATTCGTTGAGCGCATCGGGGTCGCTCTTCATACTCTCTACCTCAGCCTCCCAGTAGTCGATAGCGCCTCCCTTAATCATCTCCCCGTCGACGCCCTTTACAGGCTTCTCTGGAGCATTGAAGACAGGGTGGCCGTACTGGTCGATGAAGCCTTCCATGTTGTACTCCATGGGGATAAACAAAGAGTACATCCCGCTCTTAGTTTGCCCGTTAGCATTTCTGGTAAGTGGGTGGGAATCTTCGTACAGCTTCTTGAAGTTGGCACCACCCTTAGCTAAGGCATTGGATGTAGAGCCCATCAAGCACTTGCCGATAATCTTACTTCCCAAGCGCAAGCATGTCTTGGTGACGCGCCAGTTGTTGAGGATGTTGTTGGGCTTAATCCATTTCCCACTTTCGTCATGTACCAGTAGGAGAAGTTTCTCTCCGTCGTAGGAGTTGTCGTCGGTATTCTTCCAGTCGATGGTGGTATCTAGGCCAAGGATTTCCTCGGCTTCGATGTCGTACATATTCTTCTTGGTAATCTTTGAGGCCGGGACACGGAAAGCAAGTTCCGTCTTTGGCTTATCCATGCCGTCTTGTATCGGTTTGAAGAAGAACGGAAGTCGGTTTGCGATAGGAACCACCTTGTCCGTGAACATCTTCTTGGCATCAGAACCGGTCTTGGAAAGTATACCTACCCGAGAGTCCTTGGCTAGAGTACCGGTATTGACACACTCCGAGGAACCCATGAAGGAAAATCCAGAGCGACGAATCTTGAGGTACGCCATACCAAAACATCGGGAGTCGGCTTTGCATGCTTCCCAGAAGATAAAAAATATCCTGTTGGCCTCACGGAAGTCGGGGTAGCCCACATCGATACTTGTCCATTGCAAGTACATATAGTGGGCGCCCGTGATATATGTCGGCACGCGGTTGTTGTAGAACCAATGGCCGTCCTCACGTCGGTCGAACTCCGACTCGATATAGTCCACCCACTCGGACTTAAATACCTTCGGCATATCATTCCATTGGAAGATGCTTTGGATGCGTGAGAGGGCCCGAGGGAGCTCCTTACGGACCCATCTATTGTCGCCGTCGGAGATGTCTTTAGGTGCCGGGGGGAGAGCGATATTTACGCCGTTGATATTGATGATGTCTCCAACCTTCCCCGTCTTGGAGATGATGACCATATCGTACTTCTCGTTATAGCCATAGAGCCATGTCTTAGCACGGTTCTTATTAGCCATAACAGACTTCGATACCAGCCCTTCTACAGGGCTATACAGCTTATCTCGACCTTCGCTCTGCAAAACCCATCTTGCTATCTGCCACGGTCTTTGTCTCCGACAAACCCAAGGCTTCCTCCTCGGAATCTATGCGACTCAAAATCTCTAGCGCGTCGAAGATGGCGAGCTTCTTGGTAGCCGCCGCATTCTTTAGCCTGTCCGCTGCGAGGTCGTCGTCGTCGCCCGGCTTAAGGATATCCTCCTGAGCCACCTTGATGAGCTCTTCAACAGCTATACGACCCGCAGCGATGATGCGCTCCTTTAGCTTCTTTGAATCTTGCATGTTATCTGGTGGTCAAACATTCGGTACAACTTCTCTCCGTCTACGATAAACTCGTACTCGCTCTCCGGACGGAACGTAACGGTATCTCCGGACTCAACGCCTTGACCCATAAGATAATCATTAGGATATCTCATAATACCCATCAGCGGCTCCTCACTTACAGGCTTAAATATTGTTGAGTCTTCAGGTGGTATAGGTTGTACAAAACAATACCTGTCGTGGGGATGCCAGTCCCCATCGCTGCGGTACATATAGAACTGGTCGAAGTCGACAAGGAAGAGGTCGTCTTTAAGAAAACTCCTACCGCTCTGCCTACGGCCCTTCATGTCGTTATAGAACTTGAAGACGTTATGGTGGACAAGGAGGGTATCCCCAACACCTATAGGACCCTCATAACCCAACGGCAATGCCACTACCTCTCCCTCGCGGTTTGAGAACCGGTGGTCCTCCTCGCTAGTATTTACGATGAGGTCGCCCTTGGTGTTATTGTATCTGTGTCCCCTAACTACGAATTGATTGACGGCTCTCAAAAGTTAATATTGTATTCTATTGAAGTAGGCATCGTGCTATTGAACTCTTTCCAAAGCACCACGATATCGCCCTGCTCAATATAGATGAGGATTGACCCGGTATCCTCATTGTATTTAATTAAATGCACATGGTGGGAGTTGCCTAGTACGGCTTGTCCCACCAAGTAACACATGGAGTCCTTATAGTCAGGACCAATACAAACCTTGCGGATGTCTCGCATTAAAGAGCGACAATCTTGTACCCTATTTCCAAGTATAGGTCTCCACCGCCAGCGGCAGTAACGGCTCCAGACAGATACAGATTCAAAGGAGTATTCTCCGCCATCTGAGCGTTGGTCTGTACGTTCATCTGCTGTATGGTAGTGGCAGGGAGACCCAACACAGTGCCGGGAAGGGCATACTGCGAAGTCGATGCGGTATAAAGTCCGATGTCGCCAACTATAGTGTACACCGGAGCAGCATACGCAAAGCGGTATGCAGCCGAAACAACCTGTATATACTTACCTACGCCCGGAGCAGCAATAAGGGTTGGTCCGGTACTGGGCCCCAGAGTAGCAATTACAGACGCGGGGATTTGATTCCGATATGAAAGCACGGGTTGGTCAACCCATAGCACGCCGCCATTACCGCTATTCTGAGACGGGTCGGCGATGAGCATTTGATTGTACGTTCCCGAGGCGCCTTGAGCGTCCAGAACATTACAAGATAGGTCCAGCTCGTTGGTGAGCTGAAGGTTGTAACCCTCTCCCGTGGCGCTCCAAGTAAGGTCTTGCACGACGGCAGCACCAGTAAGCGCAGAAATGCCACCGCCGTTGAGAACGATGGGGGCCCCTCCGTTGAGGGTGATGCCTGTAGTAGCGGCGTTACCCGTCGTAAGCACCGACTGCAAGTCTTGGTTGGGCTGGCCGTCGCCATTGCTGGCTGAGGTAATCCGCCCCTGCTGGTCGACGGTGATGTTTGCGTTGGTGTACGAGGCGGCAGCGACAGTGGTGTCCGCAAGGTTGATGGTACCCGTGGTAATAATCCCTCCTGCTGGGCTAGTTTCCAATCCTGTACCGCCAAGAACTTGGGTGACGCTACCACTGCCTCCACTTCCAGTACTGTTGATGGTAATGGTGTTGTCTACGGCAGAAGTAACAACGCTGACGCCGTCACCAGCGAGAACGCCTACGCTTCCATCAAGGCTGTTGACCGAAGTAACCGGAGTGTTGGTAGATGCCGAAGTAACCCTTCCGTACTGGTCGACAGTAACATTGGCGTGCTGGTATGTGCCTTGAATGCCGGGCACGGTGTCCAACGAAACACCCACATTGCCTGTAGTAGGGCTGGTACTGATAGGCCCCAGTCCGTTTACAGAGTTGACAACATTAGTATTCGCCGGATTGGTGGCAAAGTCAGCAATATCCTGAACGCGAAGTTGCTTGGTCTCTT